GTGTCCATTGTGGCTAAAAAAACGCCCTGTGGCTTCTTACCCTTACTTAGATTGCATCTCTTACAAGCAGCTACTAAGTTATCAAGACTCATAGGATCGCCACCATTAGCTATAGGTATGACGTGATCTACCTGTGTAGCATCTTGCCCACAGTAGTAGCATGACCAGTTATTCGCCTGTAACACTTGTAAGCGCCTGGCCTTGTAGCTTCTATTGTCGCGTGGATCGCTGACCCTAGCCATTTAATACCAGCCTTTCTTATGATGCTCTAATGCTAAGCAAGGTGTCTTATGCCTGTGCTTAATATACTTGAGGCCTAACAGTATCTGCTTATAGGGATCGCGCTCTGTCATCTTGAGCAGCTGAGGTATGCCATAGGCTGAGGACTTAGGGTTATCAGCTGTAGCTGACCATCTGCTTTCCTTATGCCATAGCAGTACCAGGCATCTATATTGCTTATCATCTGCTAACTGCATGTGAGCAAAGAGTTTATATAACTCTACAGATGGATTACTTGCATTAGCACTTACTGTCTGATTGTTAGTTAAAATCACTATTAACAGAGCTATGACGCTTTTATATAATATTTTTTTATCTTTATTTATATCTTTATAAAATACTATATATTTTAAGTATAACGATCTCATAGGCTTATCTGTCAAGGATTGACCTCGGTGTGTTGCTTTGTCCACAATAGCCTGTGGATAACCCTGTGTATAACTATCTACCTTGTTCATAGGTTGTTCAGGCTTAGATATCGTCATAGCACACCCCACATAGCCACCATGATCCAACCTCTAGCAGCTCTGACTCAGGCGTATCACTCTCGCACCTGGTACATTTTATAGTGTCCTCGCTCATTGTGTGGCCTCTACATGGCTTTCTAATAAGCACACGCTCATACAGCTACACCTAGTGCATTGTAAGACTTTGACGTTAGGCGGCAGGTTATCTGTCACTATGCGCTCTAACTGATCTGTAACCCTTTTACACTTACGGCACTCAAAGCGGATCGGATCGGTCATAGACTAGCCATTGTTCGCAGCTCGTTTTGTGGTATCCACCAGTTAGTTTGCGTTGCGTGCCGGTAACGCGGGTTACGTGCCTCTTTGACAGGTAGCCAGCCTTTTATGCAGTAATGCGGAGATTTGCCTACTACTAAAATAGCTCTATCTGTGATCCGATCCCACTCCTGGATAATCATTTTGCCATTATCGCGCGGCGTCCATTTAACCTCAAAGTCATCACCTACATCTGCTATGCGCTTGCCCTTATCTAAAGAGGGGTTAAATTCTTTACCTAAAGCCTTTGCCACAGCCCACTCACTACCTATGCTTTGTGCATCCTGGGCTATAAACTCATGGATATCTAGGCCTGACTGATCGGCAGTAAAGACACCATCTCGGCTAGTCCAATAATCAGGGTTTTTTAGTGCTAAAGATATTGCCGCTATATGAGCTGCAAATTCCTCGTTTCTTGTCAAAGTTATTTCCATTAGCGGCAATCCTTACAAAACCACACCATAAGCTCTGCTGGATCGCTTTTGACATAGCCAGCCTTGTCAAACTGTCGTATGCCTGAGCATCGATCGCAAGTCTCCATTTTGTAAGTGCTAACAGCTACGCCGTCCTTAAACATTGTAGCCATCATTGTTTTAATGTCTGTAAGCTCTACGTAATCGCTCATAGGTGTAACCGATCCTCGCATGGCTTACAAAACCATACAACAGCGCCATCGTCTTGCCTATCGTATTCATTAACCATTGTGTCTTTGTCACAAATACTGCAATTCATAAAACCGCCAAAACCGCTAAAGCTGTAAATCTTGCCGTCTGTGGCTACGTGTATATCTTTGCCGTTAATTGTCATAGCTGAGGCTTCCATCCTGTACTTGTCTGCATATACCAAAATGGCGCGCATTGGTTCGCCTTGACCTTTTCGCTACAGCCGTAAACGCCCCAGGCTTTGCCGTTCTTTTCGCCTGATCGCCATACACGCGGCCCATGATTACAGCTAGGCACACCTGCATCTGTCGCGCCCATTGACTCAGCTAGTGTAGTTACAGCTTGTGCCAGGGTTGGAATAGCAGCAGCAGCCGGGTTTGTAGCCCAAAAATCGGTATTATCCGGCGCTGCATCTTTAGCAGATAGCATTTCTACCTTTTCCATATCCTGCTTTGTACTGCGAGCTATACCGCCTGGACTTAACAAACCAATAACGCGACCATAAGCGCTTGTTACAGCGTTTTCTACCCAAAAATGCTGGTTTACGCCACGATCTGATCGCACCTCATACGCATAATCTACAGCGCTTGGCACTAAATCCTCGTACTCTCGGTATGCCTCAGCCTTGATAAGTACATAACCTTTTGTTATATCTATATCCTCAATATATGCGATTAAGCGCAGGCTAGGATACTCAGCTCTTATGCGGATAATGCGTGCGTTTACGTCCTCGTAACCCTCTAAAAAGTTACTCATTTTGTAAGCTCTACATCTCGTAGCGCTTTAGCAATATTGCGGCCTCTTACAAAGCCCTCGCCATGTCCATGCTTATAGCCGATTTGATAACCAATAACCACAAAGCTACACACTAGGCCAGCTAGTGTTAATGCTATTAAAAAGTCTAAACTATTCATACTTAGCCCCTAACGTAAGGCTGAGCGTGCTTACTATCCGAGTTAGCCCACTCAGCGTTTGTAGTAATAGTATGGGGCTAGCCTCTGACAAATTACAAGTGCGACACGCTAGCGCGCTAATTTAGCCTCTATAAGCATCTCGTAAATCTTATCTACCTTGACCTCTATGCGATCTACGCGGCCTCGCAGGTTATGGCCGCCGTTATTGTCCGGCAATAGCTCAGCCAGTATTGACTTAACAAGAAAGCGTAGAGTGGCATAGAGCGCAGACAGGATAGCCAGTAGGCCCACTACAAGTGCTACCCATGCCTGCGCGTCCATTTACTTAGCCCCTATGCCAATCTGCTTCTCATTAGGCGCTAGAGCCTTCATCAAAGGCCCTATAAGGCCTGCTATAAAAGCATTGGCCAAGACTTTAGGATCGGTAATTCCGCTAAGATATAAAGCTGCTACGCACGACACAGCTGCGCGTAGATATGACAGGCCAGCGGCCGTAAGTTGCTCTTTCATTTATTGCCCCTTTTCTAGCCCTAGTTTTGTAATTAACCCTGCAACCTTTGCAGGGCTAAGACTTATCTCAAAGTGCATATCATCCGGGCGCGTCTTAAAATCGCCACCCCATTTAAGGCCATACTTTTTAGCCAGGGCGCGGATCATAGGTACCTTTTCTGCTGGAAAAGTGTCGTACTTGCCTAGCGGATGCTTTGTAGCATTGAGGTCTATAGCTGTGCCGGATGAGTGACACGATAGTTTTGTAGGGTTGCCTCTAACCATCCTGTAGGCATAACCCCAATCGTCAAAAGTACCTGCATCTATTGGCTCTATTAACTTGTGAAACTCTGAAGCAAAACCGATAAGTAAAGGCGCTACGGCAGATGCACAGCGCAGTTTACGATCTGTGCCTGGTACAAGGTAAGACTGTATGCCTATCTCGGCCTGATCCTTAGATGCAGGCCAGCCGTTGTAGCTAGTCTCCATTTGTAGGCACTATGTCACAGAGAACCCAATTTAATTGAGCCTCATCCCAATAAAAATCACCATCGGGCTTTTGTTTTGGTGCTTCCCATGTCAAACCATTAAGAGTCCAAGACTCAAAAGGCTGTGGCGCATGGAAACCAAGTCCTTCAACATAAGTCCAGCCAATACCTGCAAAATTATCTATAGTCGTTTCAACCCAACGACCACCAAGATTACCTATTAGCCATAAGTAACCTTGATCAGCTTGATTATCGTCACCAATAGTTACTTGTAACACTTTGTTATCGTCATCTAATTGAGTCCAGTATGCCATTATGCAGTCCTTTGAAAAGTGCCATTAGCAGTAAATGTGTGGATTGTGTTTCCACCTGATGTAGTAATTGTGCCACCTGTTGCTGTCATTACTCCAGTCACGTAACTAACAATGACTACACCGCCGCTACCAGCACCGCCATTTGCGTTCCAACCACCGTCGCCACCAATACCGCGATTAGCTGTAGGCGTTGCTGGAACTGTTCCGTTACCAGCACGACCATTACCCCAGCCACCTTCGCCATAAGTAATTGCTGAACCTGAAATTGAATTGGACACGCCAACGCCGCCAACAGTTGAAGATGCACCACCCACACCACCTGCACCACCGCCGCCATTACCTGCGCCTCCTGCAATACCTGCACCACCGGCAAAACCTTCAACAGGAGAATACGATCCTGCATTACCAGCACCGCCAGTTGGATAAGGCGTTGAACCTGAACCACCGCCACCACCGCCTGAACCACCAGACAAACCATTATTGCCAGAACCAGGATTTACAGCACAGCCGCCACCGCCACCACCTGTTGCAGATGTTGCAGCAAAAGATGAATTAGTGCCATTAGTACCATTAGCAGTTACACCGCCTGCACCGCCTGCGCCAACAGTTATAGCGTATGAACCAACGGCTGTAGCTTGATTAGTAAAATATCTATAGCCACCAGCACCGCCGCCACCACCAATAATTCCACTACCATTTACACCGCCGCCACCAGCACCGCCTGCAACAATTAAAAGATTTATGTTTACGCTTGCTCGCGTTGATGACGCCATAATCCCCAGGATTGGTGACATTATGCTAAATCTCCAAACACAATCCAAGAATTAGCAGCTAGTTTGACACAAGTAGCACCTGAGTTTACAGCGCGCAGTTTTGGCGTAGCGCTTGTAGCACCTGTAGATATC